CTATCGAATCGTCACCTCCAACTGATCAGACTCCACCGCCACCGGATTTCCGGCCGCGACCGGTAGCGCGCGAATCTTCAACTGCGTGCCGGCCGCATAGGCCGGCAGCACCAGCTCGGAGCCGAGGACGGTCAACTGCCCGGCGACTGGAACCTGTTGGTCCGGGCCGCCGTTGACCGACACCGACAGGTCTGCGCCGACTGCACCATCCAGTTCCCACATCACGCGCAGGCTTCCGTCAGCCTCCTGCTCAGCCGCCAGATTGAACAGTCGCGCGACGATACGCTCGCCGCTCGGCACGTCCGGCACATTGCCGAGGCCGTACTCAAGCGCGTAATACTCCGCGACCTCATCTCGCGCCGTGATCCGCACCCGGCGCTCGCTGCTGGGCTCCGTCCCGATGATCCGTACCCGCTTGCCAGGCGTCACGGACGGCCCTGCGAGCCATGTCCAATCCTCCGGCACAGTATCTTCGAAGAACGCGTCGACGTCCGGGTTCGCCGTCGTGCCGTCCAGCCAGCCGGGAGCTTGCGCCATAGGCCATACATTGAGCACCGTCAGCGAGCGCGTGCGGCCGACCGGCAGCGCGCAGCGATACGAGATCGGATCGCCGCCGGGCGGCGTCACCATCAGCCAAAAATCACCGTCGCCGGCGACCGCCTCAACCTCGGCCGACAGCGTCACCTCGCGCACGTGTCCGTCTGCGACCGACAGCTCGACCAACCGGCCGCTGTATGCCCACCGCGTCAGGTCGTGCGCAAGCTGGATCACGTCGCCTGTGGCCACCGTCAGACCGAATGCGAGACTTTCCCAGTTGATTGTGCGGCGGAAATAGTGCTTCGCGGCCGCAAGTAGGTTGACCGTGCGCTGTGCCTGGCTGCCCGTCATCGAATAAACAGCGTCCGACGATTGCCAATTGACCGGCTGCGTGACTCCCGGTAGCGCGGCACGCACTTCGCCTGCCTGAAAGTCGTTGTCCACCTGCGTGTACGACAGGACATACCCATCGATCGAGTCGTCAGTGTCGTAGGCAATCTTGAAGGTGCCCGCCACGATGTTGCTACAGCCGAATGCGGCGCTAGAAGGCTGGCCCGGCGCCTCCCACCAGACGCCGAGTTTGCCCGTCGCCCAAGTCTTTCTCGCGCGACCGGCGGCGGCGATCGCGGAGAGCACCGTGTCGACGCTCTTGTTGTCCGTCACGCTCATATAGCATTCGAGACTCTGTGAGGCACACCATTGCGCCCAGGCGACCAGCGTGCCGTAGTCGATCTCGTCGTTGGGCAGACCCGCCCCGAAAATGCGATCGCCGTTCCCGGGATCGGGGCCGTCCAGCCAGCCGGCCAGTCCCAGATGTGCCGGCGCGGCCGTGGGATTGAGAAAACCGCCGCGGGCATAGTAGATGAACAGATAGCCGGGATTGACCGATGCCTGCCAGACCCATGCGCTGCGGCCCACGGCGGGTGCCGAACCGTCCCACGGCTCGGCCGAGTTCCACACCCAGCATTTCGTCTCGACAAGCGCGGACAGGCTGTCGATCTGTCCGTTGAGCTGGCCAGTGGCGCGAATGATGAGACCATCACGGTGCTGCGCCGGATAGAGCGCGTCGGTATCCCGGAAGAACTTAACGCGGATGAACGTCAGATCTGACACTTCGTTCGCGTCGGTCGGATCAGGCGTCGTTCGGCGAACCCGCACCTTGATGGCCGGTTGGTTCAGATAGGCTGAAAATGTCTCATAGACGACGCGTGTCGATCCGTTGGTGACCGTCATCGGTGAGAACGGAAATGCTACCCAGTCGCTGCTGCCCGACAACTGGTACTGCGCTTCGAAAACGCACGACAGGTTCGCGACACCATTCGAATCCTGTCGCAGCAGACGCCCGTTGATATCGATCTGGATGTATCGCGCCGCGATGGTGCCCTAGCGTTCGATCCAGCCATCATTGAGCACGTTCGCGTGCTGTTCAAGCGCTCCGCCGTCGACAGACTGGACGTTGCCCGGATAACTGTTCCCGGGCCAGCCGGCAGACGTATAGCCGAGCAGCTGCGTGCGATCGCCCTGACCTGGCGGCACAGTACTGCTGTCGAGCTGCACCATGTTGTATTGGCCCAGATCGTTGGTGCCAATCCTGCGATCGCTGACGGTCAGGTCGCCGAAGCCATAGTTGAAAATGCTGATGAGCTGCTCAGTCTTGTACGTGATCACATAGCCGTAACGCTGGATCACCTGCTGCGCGACATCGAGCGTTTGCCACACACTGGGATCGTCTACCGCGAGTAGCTCATAGTTCTCCCACGTAGCCGCCACATCCGACGCGGAGCCGGCCGCCGTGCTGTGCCTGACGACGAACGTATGCGGCTGCGTCACCGTGCCGGATGTCGTGGTGTACGTGCGTTCCGCGCCATCGCCGTAGTACTCATATCCACCCACATTGTCCGTACTGAGCAAGGTCCATGGCGCGATGACGGCCGGCGGTGAACCGTCGAAGCCGAATGGCGCCGGCGTCGCGGCCATTGTCTGCGCCGTGCCGTTGATCACCTCTGTCGTCGTGCTTGGATCGAGCACGTACTCGCCAAACTGACGCGAGGCATAGTCGGGGAACACGCGATGGCGGCCAAGCACGATTCCGGCAGGCTCGTAAGGTCGCGTGCTGTTGCTGCCGCCGGAGATCGAATACGCGTCCGGTGCATTGTCGCCGGCGCTCGATGTACTTGACCGCCGAGCGGTCAGTGAGCCGAGCACCGTCGAAAGCGCGAACGATGCGATCGCCGAAACCGCAAAGCTCGCGATTGCGCCGATCGTCGCGGCAGTCGCATAGGAAACTTCGAGATACATCACTGCCTTGGCTGCGACAGTGGTTTCGATACCCGCAACACCTTGGCGCAGTACGAGAACGTCACCGTCACGCACCGCGGCGTTCTGATCGCGATGAGAAATTTCGCGGCCATTGAGTGTCGCGACGAGCGGGGTATGCGCCAGTCCGAGCCGGACTATGACCGATCGCACTGTGTCGCTGGGGGCGAGCGCAACATGGCGGATTTCGCGATCAGCGGCCGGGCGCAGCGGATTCGGCGAATAAATGACCTGAACGGTCGGAAGCGGCGCTACAGCCATGCGTAATAGCCCTCAATGCGATACCAGGACGGAAGCCGGTGCAGCGGCGAAAGGATTGAGGCTCCGCTGGGCTGATCACTATGCAGAATGCAGGGCACGTGGTCGACCAACACGTACAGACCGATGTGCGCGCGCCGGCCGCGTGCCCACATCAGTACCCCGCATCCGTCAACTGGTGCCGCGATCGAGCGCGCAAAATCCGAAACGTGTCCGACGATGAGCGCCGAGCGGTGAACAAGGTCATCGTGTGTGCGACGTGGAAACTGCACGTCCCGGCCAAACTGTTCACGCAGAACGTATTCAACGAACTGCCCGCAGTCGAGCTGCGTGTGCGGGATGCCAATGAAACGGCTTGTCCAATGCGCCATCAGAAAATTCCGGGGGCCGTTTCCGGCCGAAAGGTGTATGCCGTACCCGGCTGGTCGAGGATGCGCGCATATGAGAGCTGCCCCGAAACGGCTGTCATGTTGACCTCGATGTTACGCAGATCGAGCGTAAGGCGGTCTTCAATGAAGTCCGGGTTGCTTCGCATGATCTGCAGGGCCGTGACGCGCGTACCTATGCCGCCGCGGGCCCGCTCGAAAAATTCTCCCAGACCGCCGCCGAGATTGCCGATTGACAGTTGTGCGGCCGGAGCCTGCTGGTCCTGATCATCTGGCCAGACAAACTGGAATTCACCGGCGACATAGTTATTGCCGTTGCTGACGATGTCCTCGTTGTCGTTGACATAGCGCAGCGGCTGCGCGAGCAGCGCGTGCGAAACCTCCAGCAAAACGAGCGGCCGATCGGCGGGCGATAGCTGTTGCGCAGCGCGGCGGTAGGCGGGCGAGCGGCGACTCACGGTTACCTCCAGTATTCAAGGGTGAACGACACGGAATAGTCTTCGAGCAGGCTGTTGAGCGCCTTATACGTGACGGCCCCATTGACGATCCGCGCTCGGCGCATCGTCGTTCCGGTGGTGTCGTACACATCGGGCCATGCGAAATAGCGCGCGCCGAGCACAAGATCGATGCTGCGCCACCGCTCGAACGCATCCATGTCCTCGCGGCTGCGCAGCCGGTACGTGAGCGTCACCTCGTAGCGCGCGAGCGACTGAATCGGCGTCTGGGCGATGAACCCGTCGTCCATGTCCGTGCGCTCGATGCCGCCGCCCGCCGCAAGCTGATAGTCGTCGAGCAGAAATTGCGCGTAGGCGGGAAAGGTCGTATAGGCCATGCTTATTTCCGGTTCACTGCGCCTTTGAGTGCGCGTGTCATCGGCCCATTGTTCGACGCATCGGCGAGTACGATGCGCGTCACCATGTCCTTACCGTCAAAGCTCGTCGACGACGACACGGCGTTCTTCGGTGCGCCCTGGTTGATGAGTTCGACGCGCATGGACGATGGCACGCTGCTGCGATACTGCCCGCGCCCGAGAGCGCCGCCTGCGCGCTCTGTTTGAGATCGACGAGATCCTGTTTGAGCTGGCGCACCGCGGTGCGGGCATCGTCCAGTTTAGGTTGAACGCGAAGGGCGACTGCCAGCTCGGCCACGAGATACTCCAGCGATTACGGTTTGACGGAAAGGGCGACGGCTGTGTTGAATGCCTGCCGTTGTGCCTGCCGTTGTGCCTGCAGTTCGGCTTGCTCTCCGATCGCGTGCAGGTAGCCGAGCAGTTCGCGCAATGTATAACGTGCGAGCTGCGCGCGATCGTGGCCGGCGCCGATCAGCTGCTGAGCGATGGCGAACCAGTCGACAGCAACCGCGTCTTCGTCTGCATACACCTCTGCAGACTCTGCAAAAAAAAATCGAGATTGACCTCCATGACCAGAAGCATGGCTTCGAGCAGCGTCATGATCGGCATCGCTTTCACCTCGGCAACGGAGATCCGGTGCCCAGTCCGCGCTCCAGCTTCATGCGTGTCTGTGGCCGGTACCGAAATACAGCATGCGATCAGACGGTCGATCGAAGCGCGCAATTCGGCGTTGTACCCGAGCTGTTGCAGATCGTCGAGCGTCGGCATCATGTCCGTGATCGACTGCATCCATGTGCCGACCGCGAGCGCATCCTCGAAGTACTCCCATGTCAGCAAGTTGATTTCGACATCCACATCGCCGAGCTTCTTTAGTTTTGGGCGGTTAAACAGGCTCATTCACTTCTCCATTGAATCGGCTGTTGTTGACAGGCTTCTCTGCTTTTTCGTCAGAGGTTTCCCGCTCCATCGCCGCTTGCCGTCAAATGTTTCCGCAGACGCTCTTCATAGGATGTTCGTGCGCCGCGCCGGCGGCGCTCGCGACGGGCGAGCTTGACATATGGATGAAGGCGCTCGTCCATGCGTCCCCCCGGCGATGGTGGTGATTCGCACTGTCTGCGTGATCATCGGCGTCGCCCGGGCTGCGCAGGTCCGGGATACATGAGAACTGGCGTAGCCGCGTGAAGCATCGCACACCGGGTGCGTCGAACTCTTGCATCGATACAGGCCCCTCATCATCCATCGCGGACGTGAGCAACGAACCGACCGTATAGAAAGCCGACAGCCAGAGCAGCAGTTTGAGCGTGAACCGGCAAACCTTCCGCATAGCGATCTCCTGGCTCAAATGGCGGCGAAGTCGAGGCTGATGGCGACGTACTCCTCGGTGTCACCAACACGCTCGTACAGCCGGATGTAGGGCTTCGTGCCGGTAACGCGGATGCTGTCACTAATCGCCTCCATCGCCCTGGTGTCGATCAGTTCCTTCGCCGCCTGCAGCTCCTCGCCGAACTGCAGGTGCTCTGCGATCTGCCGATGGATCTTGTAGCGACCATCGAACGTGACGAGCGACACATTGCCCTTGCTGCCGCCGACCTTCACGCCATACTGCTCGTGACTCGCCTCGACGAAGGCGGCAATGTCGGCGTGCGCCCGCGCCTTGTAGTCGGTCATCCGCTGCTGCAGCTCCTTCGCATCCTTGACGAGCGAGAGAATGGTCTGGTCGCGCAGCTGATCGACCGGCTTGATCATCGACTCCGGCACGAGGCGGCCGCGTGCATCCTTCACGTAGCCGGCCGGTGTGGTTTCTGCATTGGTGCTCATGCTGTGGTTCCTTCGTGGTGGGGTCAGTGGGTCGAGCGGATGTGATCGCTCTCGATCCGCTCTTCGAGTTTTTCGCGCAGGCGCTCGCGCTCGGCGAGGTAGTCATTCAGCAAACTGCTCATCTCGGTCGCATCGTTCTTCAGGTGCGCGATCAGTATGTTGTTGATCAGGCCGGCCATCTGTGTCGCACCGTCGTTGAGCTGGCCCAGCCGGACCATCTGTGTGAACAGCGCATCATTCGCCTGATGCAGTTCGCGTCGGAGTTCGTCGACCGTGTCGAAGGCGTCCGGGTTGGTAAGCAGCACGGAGCCGGTCATTGGGCTTCTCCTTCAACATGGTCTACGGCTATGGGAGCGTGGTTACCTTTCATGCCGGAATGGGATTGCCGGGCGGCTCCGATGCCGGCATCTTTGGCAGATACGACATCGAAAGCACGATCCTCGTAATGGATCCGGGCATTTTCCAACTGACCGTCTGGCCCAAACTGGGCGTAGCTCACGACAGGCATTCCCTTTCGGAATTCTTCGGCGGCCAGGGGCGCGGCGCAGCGGTTCTCGTTCGTGAGCTTCGGCGGCATCGTCGTCCCATTGATCGGCGCTGCCATATCAGCGGCGCCCACGAGCCCGAGCTTTTCAAGCGCCGCACGGTCCTGTGCCGTAATGGTCACGCCATCGAGATAGGCATTGCGCGTGATTGCGATGAGATCGATGTGGCGGTTCATACCTTTGGACGCGATGAAATAGGCGAGTTCGAAAGCGTGCGCGACAAGCCATTTCGGATTGGCGTTGCCGTTCCTGAATCGCCAGAACCATTGAATGAGTTCGGCGACCCGCACGTGCTGAACGTCCGGCGAGCCTTCGATCTCTTCCGGCTTGAGTGCGGCGGCCAGCAGCTCAGCCAGTTGTGCGGGGTTGAGTCCATAGTTGGCCATCGGCTCCGATACACGAGGAAGCGTCGTGAGCTGCTCAGACTCGTCAATGGGTGGAAGCGCGTCGAAATGCACGCCCATCGAGGCGAAGCTCTCACCACACGATCGGAGCGCCGCTGCGAGTTCCGGGGTCTCTGTTCGGCTGTGCGATGCGCGTAGCACGAAATACCGATTGACGATCGGCCCGATCTGATCGAGCGCCTCGGCCTTGCTGATGCCGATCGGCGCGAGATATTGCTTGAGCACGTCGTCGATCTCGACGAGCGCCTGCTCTGCTGTGTAGCGGTTGGTCATGACGAACTCACTTTGCCCGACGGGGCACGACTGCGATGGTTTGCGGATAGGCGACGATGGCCGCGTCGATCGCGTCCCAGTCCGTCGCGAACAGGCCGGCCATGACGCGGCGCGACCCATCAGCCAGAAAGACATGGATGGCGTAGCGGCGCATGGTCAGCAACCTGCGATGACCTGTGCGTCGACTTTCGGCCAACCGGCGCGCGCGGCGGCGTTCATTGCCCGGGCGACGAGGTTGTTCACGACGAGCGGATAGCAGATGCTGATTGCTTCGGTCGGCTTCGCGCCGCGTGGCAGGTGAATCAGGCGTGCGCGGATCGCCTCGATCGCATCCTTGTCGAATACCGCGTCGAAGTCGAACTCGAACCGCTTGAACTTGTGGCGTAGGTAGCCTTCGAGGTCGTTGTCGAGCGGTGGCAGCGTGACCAGCTCGCATCGCTGCGCGACCTCGCGCACTTCCGGGTTCTGGCTTGCCAGCTTGATAGCCAGTTCGGGCTGGCCGATCAGCGCGACGCCGAGCAGACGACGCAGGCCGTCCTTCAGTTCGAGGAACCGTTTCAGGTGTTTGAGCGTGGCGAGCGGCAGGCAATGCGCTTCCTCGATCACGATCAGATGGCGCCGGCCGGAGCGATAGCTCGCCTTCAGCAGCTCGTGCAACTGCTTGAACCGCGCCTGCGGCGAACCCATGTTCACCTTTGCCGGATCGAGCGCTGCGGTGAGCGCCTCTGCGATGTGCAGGGCCTTGAGCGTCTTGCCCTCCCGATCGTTGGCTTCCATCGCCAGCGTGTACGGCTTGATGACCAGCACGTCGCGGCCATCGTCCAGCAGCCGCTCTTCGAGTTCTTCCACCAAGGTCGATTTGCCCGAGCCGCTTTCTCCGACGACGCCGACGAACCCGTGATTCGTCGCCGCATCGTTCAGCGCGGCGCGGACGTACCTAATGGGCGCGGTCTGATAGACGTCCTCGCGCGACGCGACGTCGTCGAGGAACGGGCTGCGCGGGAGCCCGAAGTGCTGACGGGTTTCCTGCGAGAGGTTTTCGCTGCGGAGTAACATAGGTGCTTCCTCTGTGGTTTCGGGTGACTTCGGAGTTGCAGGGGCGGCCTCGGGCAGGTGCGAACTGTCCGGGGCCATCTTCGGCAGAACGAGATCACGCAGATGGATCACGTCGACGCCGCGGGTGGTGAAAAAGTCGATTGCTGCACGGCGGACCTTTTCCGCATTGCGTTTCGGCAACTGGCCATGCAGCACGAACCGGCTCGTCGCGCTACGCGACAGACCGATAGCGCGGCCGAGATCGGCCTGCAGGATGTTCCTCTCCGACATCACCGATGCGATCGGGCTGGACATCGAAATCTCCTCGTTCAGGTTCACGACGCACCGCCGACCACGCGCAGGCCGGAACGCACGGTGAGGCGCCCCTGCAGGTCATCGAGTTCGGTTTCAGGTACGCCGTTCGGATGGAGGCTGCGCAGCGTCGCAACCAGTTCAGGGCTCATCTGGACGCCGCGGCGCGCAAGTTCGGTCGCGGCTTCGAAATGCGTCAGGATGGAAGCCGGCGCCGCGCCGATCGACGTGCTGACCGGAAGATCGGTGCCGCGGCGCGGCAGATAAGTCTGTTTTGGAGCCTGATCGACAACACGCATGGCGTCGATGCGCCCGCCAAACGGGAGCTGCTTGGCCTTGCGGGCGGCGGCAGCGGCTTCGAGCGTCGGGGCGTCCATCGTGACCAGCTCGACCTCTTTACGGTTCTGGTCGGCAACTGTGTCCGCGTGCCGCTTCCAGTCCTCGCCGATGACGTTGGCATTCACTGCGAAGCCCGCATCATCGCGCTCGACAACCGGGACTGCGTGCAGCACTTCGTTACCGTCAGTGTCAACATCAACGACCATTGCCTGGGCGGGCTGGTACGGGTTGTACGTCACCTGCAGCGTTTCCCCGACCATCACGCGCGGCACGCCCGAAACGTCGTATTCGCGCCCCTTGAACTCGACGCGCAGATAATCATTGACCTTGCGCTTGACGGGCGCGTGCGTAAGCAGCTCAAGCGACGCCGAACCTCATCGAGACGCTGCTGCCGGCGATCGATCATCGACATCGCGGTCAGCGCCTGACGCGGTAGCCGCGGTGTCAGCAGCCATCGGCCGGTCGTCTCGTCGCGGTCGGCGAGGCCGGCAGTGCGGAGGTTTTCGAGGTCGCGGGTGACGGCGGTCGGCGTGCAGCCGACCTCGCGGGCGATCGTGCTGTTGGAAACCCCGTCGACAATGTCCGAGAAGAGGACAATCAGGACGCGGATCAGGCGCTGCTGTGCGGCGTTGGTGTAATTGCCAGTGCTCATGCCGGCTGCTCTCCCTCGGATGGGTAATGAATGAAGTAGACGCGGCAGGTGCCACCGGTGCTCTTGGTCATCAGCGGCTGGGCCCGAGCGAATTCGCGGTGGTCGACGACGGGCAAAGCAATTGCGTCGAACTCGCTGCGATCGGCGATCACGACATAGACCACGCCGGGATTGATGACTCTCACGGAATTGGCCATGTCAGAACTCCAGTTCCGGCGTGGCGTAGCGGGCCACGTTGTGGTGGTGATAGGCGATCCGTTCCAGATGCTCGCGCAGAGCCGTTAGCGTCACCTCGGCATCTGCAGCTTCGGGGCGTGCGTAAAAGGCGGTCAGTAGCTGGAGCGCCCCTGCGAACGCGCTATTGAGATCAAGCAATTCGTCGGCGCCAGCGTGCCGGCCCTTGGGCATGTCGATGACGAGCTTGCCTGCGCTGCTCGCGAGCCAGGTGCTCACGAAGTGACAGCCGCAGGCCATTTCGTAGGTCGGAATGAGGATCGCAGGCATCCGACCGTTCGCGAGCCACTTATAGAGGACGTCGTGCGAGACGGCCATGCGATCAGCGAGACGTTCGACCGACTGGTGATGCACATCCAGAGCGAAGTCCTTGCAGCCGCGAATCGCGCTCGCGAGGCTGGTCGGCCGGAATGATTTCCAGGAGCGACGGGTCATTGGATGTCCCTCCCCATGACCGCTTCCGAAACAACGTCACCCTGGACGTCACCGGCGTGGCAAAGTCCGCTCATCACTTCAGGAGCGAACGATGAACCAGCAGGAAATTCTGACCGGCCTGGTCGAGCAACTCGCTCGCCAGAGCATGCAACTGACGGTGCTGCACAGCGCGTACGTTGTACTAGCAAGACAGCTGGAGTTTCGGGGGGCGCTGCCGTTAACTGATCTGGAGACGGATCTGCGCACGATGGCTGCGGCACAGCCGGATGAGGAGTGGCGATCCTGTCACGAAGCGCTCGCAGCGGCAGTATGCGGCGCGCATGGTCAACCAACAGCGGCGCCGCGATGCGGGCGGCTTCGGCGGTTGAAAGGGCTGTAAGATACCGGCTGGACATAGTGCGCCCTGTCACGCCCGTGCCAGCTCGATCGACACTTCGCCCTCTTTGAGGCCGAGTTTGACCGCGATGTTGTGCGAGGTGCCGCGGAGACACGGACGCTTCGGCCTGTCGTCGCGATCGTTGATGATGTCGATGACGAGCCCGGTCGGGAACCCGTGTTTGATGGCCCAGCTCGAGTATGACCAACCTTTTTTGGCAAACTCGGCGCGGACCTGAGCGCGTGTTTTGACCATCGTGCTACGTCCCTTTTTGTGGGCACTTGCGCCAACAAGTGCTGATTAGTTCAAACAGTACGGGTGAAGTATGGGCAATAAATTACCCTTTTTCAAGGGGTATATATGACCCTCTCGGAAGAATTTGTTGATGTCGGCCGGCGCATTCGGGAGCTGCGCGGGACGTTCACACAGGCAGAATTTGCAGAGAGGCTCGGTGTTGACCGGAAGTCGGTCGTTGGATGGGAGTCGGGGAAGCGTTTGCCCGACGGCGCAACGTTGCTCAGATTTGTCGCGGAGTTTGGAGCCGATCTGAACTATCTGCTCACCGGCGCCAAAGGCGCGCCATCACTGAGCAGCGAAGAGGCCGTGCTGCTGGCCAATTATCGGCATTGCCAGCCTGCTGGCCGTGCGAATCTGTTGCAGACGAGCGCGCTACTCGCCGTAGGGATGGGCGGCCCCGGCTCAATGAGTATGTCGAACGCTGGCGATGGCAATGTACAAGTGGGCAGCGCCGGTGGGAGCGTGCGCAACCGGGTAAAGAAGTGATGGGAATACTGGAAGTGTTTTGACTCTTGCTGAGCCTGCTGATGCCAGAGCAACGAATGCGCAAAACTGGACATGGCAACATACAGGCTGGCAGCGTCGGTGGAGACGTCACGAACGTCACGATCGTGCAAACGGTGCATGTCACTGCGCCGCTGACATCGGCGGAAAGCATGCCGACTACCTCGGCTCAGGATCATAAGCGTGCAGTTGCACCACCAGTTGACGCTGCTATGCCTGAAAAGCCATCGGTGCCGGTCGAGCAGGATGTGGCTGTCCTTCGCCGGGAGCTGTTCGCGCTGCTGGAAAAGTTCGACCGGACGCCAGATCGCAGGATCATCGCGCTGAACTGGATGGATCAGCAGTTTGGTACGAAGCGCGTCGTGGAACTCGACCGTCAGCAGTTGCTTCGCACGGTTCGGTGGTCGGCGGTAGTGCTCAAGGATCGACAGAAAAAACGGGAAGAGCGAGGTACAGCAGTTCGCTAAGGGGATAATTCGAATGGCTCAAAACGACAAGCAACCGACACTAAAAATCGCATCGGTAGCATTCCTCGGGGTAGTCCTGCTCGCTGGATGTGGCGCACCGCCACTACAGACATCGGATCTCACAGAAACGCATTTCCGAGAAACCGCGACAGTTAAGGACGATGATCTCGAAAACGTCGCGACCATCAGCACCGTGTATGGCTGGCAATCTCAACCGGGCATCATCGCCGGCCGACTCAGCGACACCTATCTGCGCGCATTCATCGACAAAAAGTCGGGGCATACGGAGTTTCAGGTCTATACCTGGCTGCGTTATCCGGGCGATTGGCGCGACTATCAGCAGGTCAATTATCAAACCGTCAACGGTCTGCGCACCGCTGCGCTAACGACCATCGGACATACTGGCGTCGATTGCTCATTGCACGCTGTTGGCTGCATTTACATGGACCAGCTCGGCTTCGACATTTCCGAGAGAGATCTTCGCCAACTGCATTCGGCCTATGGCTCAATGCCTAGTCATCCGTGGCGCTTCAAGCTAAAGGCTGTCAACGGTGCCGACTTTGATGCGGAAATCACCATCGCTGAAATCGGAGGGCTATTGTCGAAGGTCGATGAATATCGGAACGCAAAGCATCTGGCTCAGCGAGGTGGACAATGAGATGGACAGCACTGGTGATCTTCCCCTTGCTTCTGGTAGCCTGTGCCACACAATCTGCGCGCGACTCGTGGGTTGACCCTTCGGCGATAAGCAACCCAGAGCAGTACAAGGCTGATTTCGATATCTGCAGCACAATGGCTATCGATCATTTCAAGAGGGTACGTGGATACTCACCGCAGCCATCGGGCGAGGAAGCGTCAAATATGATGCTCGATGCGATGCGTACATGCTTGCGTAGTCACGGCTACACGCCGCGACGTTAGATCTCGCATCACCAATATCTAAAACGTTTTATTTAGTCGTCTTCACGCGCGCGCGGCACATTGCCGTGCATGAATACGCCAGCCGACTCTCTTCTCGACACCGTCACCCGGACGGCCATTAACCCCGCGCTGAACCTGCTGCCCGCCGCGATGGATAGTCCGGCCGCGCGAGTGCAGATGCTCGCTGTGGGCCTACAGGAAAGCAGCTTCACGACACGCCGTCAGGCGGGCAACGGTCCCGCGCGCAGCCTGTGGCAGTTCGAAGAGGGCTCGCAGGCCAAAGGCGGCGGCATCTGGGGCGTGTATCAACACGACGCTTCGCGCTTCTGGCTCAAGCAGCTGTGTGACGCGCGCAACTGCCCATTCGTGCCCGGTTCGATCTATGCCCGCATCGAGACCGATGACGTGCTCGCGGCTGGCCTGGCTAGGCTTCTGATTTTCACCGACGCCGCGCCTCTGCCGGCACTGGGCGAAGTGGCCGCCGCATGGGACCTGTACGCGAAACGCACATGGGTGCCTGGCAAGCCCCGTCCCGTTGACTGGCCCAGCAACTATGCGCGCGCTTTGCACTTCGTGAGGGGCGGCGCATGAACGACATCATCGTGCATGTGCTGATGCACTTCCATCTGATCGACGACTGGAAAAAGGCCCTCAAGCTCAAAACGGTCTGGGTCGGTGCGGTCATCGCCATCCTTTCTGTGCTTCAGCTGCAGATCATTCCGCTCTTCCAGTTCGCGATCCCCGCGAACGTATTCCCGTGGATCACGGGCGTGCTCGGCACGCTGCTGATCGTGCTGCGGCGACTGGAGATGCCCGAAGGGTTGCCCATGTCGTGGCGCCTGCATTCGGTCTACATGTCCGGAGCGCTCGGAGTGTTGCTCGACAACGTCGACAACCAGCCATACTGGCGCTATGTCGCGGTGATGGACGGCCGCACTCGGCCTGCGCACCGCGCGCTGCACGGCAAGGTGTGGCGTTGGGACGATCCCATCTGGCAGGTGATCTTCCCGCCGAACGGCTGGGGATGTCGCTGCCGGGTTCAGGCGCTCAGCGAAGAAGAATTCAAGCGCCTCGGCGTACCGCTGGAAGACGGCAGCAAGGCGGTCGACACGATCCAGGTGCCGATCAACAAGGCTGGCGACACGATGGACGTGCGCGTCGTGCGTTTCACTGACGAGACCGGCCGCGAGCAGATTTTCCGGCCCGATCCCGGCTGGGACTACAACCCTGGCGCGGACTACGCAAGCGAGCAGGCGCTTTCGCGCGTGCTCGCCGACAAGGTGGATAAGGCCGACCCGGAAACGGCCGCGGCCGTGGCTGCGACTATCTCGGCTAGCCCACAGGCGCAGCAGCTGCTCGACGGCGCGTGGCAGAGCTGGGCAGACGACGTGCTTGACGATCCGGCCGAGCAGAATCGCCAGATGTTGACCGGCTTCGTGCGGCCGGAGGACGTCGCCGCGCTAGCCGAGCGCGATCTGGACGTCAGCAATGTGGCCATTGTGGCCGATGACACTGCAATCGCGGGCGGAAAGACCGATTCGCCAGCATGGGCATCGGATTCGCCGTCGCCTGCGGACTGGATCGGCCTTTCCGCGAGCCTGCGCGAGCCGCAGGCGGTACTGCTGGACAAGGCTGACGGGTCTTTGCTGTATGTGCTCCCCAGCACCGGCGATGAGACGCAGCGGATGGTCGTTGCGGTCAGCTATGGGGCATCGCGTTCTAAAGCACTGGCGGCAAATCTCCAGTGGGCGTACCTAACGCTACTGCGCGATCTCGTCGACGCGGCCGATGGCGACGGTTTCGAGCTGCTCGGCGGCTCCCTGGACTGAGGACAGCGCGATGGCGGAACTGTGGGATGTGATCGTCGATATTGGCGACGCGCAAGCCAAGCTGGACGCAGCAGACCGGCTGCTCGGCGGCACGGTTGACCTGTACCGCGGCATCGCGGGTGTACTGGAATCGGTGACCGAAGGCAACTTCCAGGCACAGGGCCGGCCGGCATGGGCGCCGCTGGCCGAGTCGACCAAGACCGAACGGCTGAAGCGCAATAAGGGCGAGAGCACGCTGAAGATTCTGCAGGACCGGGGCATCCTCGCGGGCAGCATATCCAGCGAGTACGGTGCGGATTACGCGCTGATCGGCGCGGGCGGTGCCGCTGCGGACTATGCGCGCATCCACCAGTTCGGTGGCACGATCACGCATCCGGCGCACAGCACGAAAGTGCGGCTGCGGACGGACGCCAAGGGCAATCTCGCGCGTCAGCCGGATCATCCGAACCTAGCCGTGTTCGCCCGGGACAGCCATAAGCGAGTGCGTGAGAGCTGGCACGAGGTAGGCGAGTACACTGTCGTGATCCCGCCGCGGCCATATTTGCCGTTCAGCGGGCCGCCGGACGCGGCTGTGTTGCAGCCGGAAGCCGAGACCGGCATGCTGGAACTTGTGGATAACTTGCTGCGGCGGGCATTTGGATAA